ACTCTCTTCTGCAATACGATCAAGTTCAATACCAGTAATTGTTGTATCAACTTGGCTTAATGCATCTACTGATAATAAAGCAGTATCAACATTTACACCTAAATCAAATTCTGGTGAACCATAAACAGCAACTGCTACGATTACTGCTACAGATAGTATCTTAGCAAAAGCATTATCAGGGTTTTTTAATAAAATACGTTGTATTACTGCTTCAATAATTAATTTTGTCGCATAAGCTTCTGCTGCTGCCCAAAGTAATTCAGCTCCTGTTGCGTCACCAAAACTTGTAAATAAATAATAAATTGATGCAATTTTTAATACACCTGAGAAAAATGCAGCCCATGCTCCAGTCTCATACCAATCAAGATGTTGTTTATTTAATCCATATATAGAGAAAGCTGCTGCTTCATAAAGTAATTGTTGTCTATCAACAATACCTAATTCCTGTAAATAACCCAATGTTAGGGGTAACCTCATATTGTAAGTAATACCTGTCCCTGTAAGATCATTACCAACGAAATCAGTTGCACTAAACAATGGTGGATTTAACCCATCTTTTATTAAATGAAATGCAGTTAAATCATAAATAATAAGTTCATCATAACTAGCAGGAGTTGCTTGGTACTGTAAAGTTAATGCGTAATTTACTTTTGTTGCAGAGTATGCATAAAAACCAAGAGTTCCTATTGATCCAGCTTTTGTTGTTAATGTGGCATATCCATAGGACATGGACATATTAAAATTTGCATATGAAAAAGTAAAAGAAGTCTGGTCTTGTTTTTTTGCTGTATTTAAAGCTTGTTTTAATCGTTCTAAATATGGCCCAATAACATCTGGAAATGTTGGATAACGTGGTCCAGCGGTAAAAGCATAGCCTTTATCTAAACCTACTTGTGGGTCAGAATCATTATAAGCTATTTCATAATCTGCAAGATCTGGTTCAATATACTTAATTAATAAATCAAACATACGAGCTTCAAGAGCTAGTGTACCTACACCATATGTCATTACATAACCTTCATCTCTACCTTTTGATTGAGTTATGTAAGTTGTACCGTCTAACCAGGTATTAACAAAAGCTAAATCATCAGTTAATTGGATATACTCAGTAGGAGTTAGATTTTTATTAAATCCATAACAGTAATCTTTATAAAATGTATACATATATTTAATTTGAGCTTGGGTTGTAGCTTTTCCTACATTCACACCCCAATACAGGTATATATTTTTTAAATCACTACCGTTATTAGCACCTGGATCATTATCTTCTTTAAAACCAGCAGTAAGCTTACTCAGTTTAAGCCCATATTTTTTTATAATTCGAGCTATATCTTCAGTATATGGATCGGTTGGTGAATCATCTAACCATAAACCTGATTCTTTAATCGGCACAATTGGTAAAGAAATAGTTTTTGAATCTGGAGTTAAAATTGGAGCTGCTTGATATAGTGCTAAATAGTCAGGATCAGTTTCTGTATCTATTAATTGGTAGTACCACCAATATTTAATTTTAGGGTATGAAATATCCGAATTAATAGTATAAAGAGCCTGATACTGTTTACCTGTATTGATATTTGCTGGGATAAGATTAGCTAATATAACCGGAGTATGCTCAAAATATGTATCTTCTAATACAGCTGTAGGAATACTGCTGTCACTAGCTGTATCAATTAGTATACCTTCTGCATACGAAGAACCGGGAATAGCAGCAATACTATCTTCAGCAGTATTTACAGTAATACTATATGTTTCTGTGTCTGTAGGAGTTGCAGCTGCAGCGTCAATAGCATTATCTACTGTCAATACTATGGGATTTCCAAGTATATTCTTGTTATATCCGGTTGATGTTGCTAAAGCATTAACTGCTGTATTAACTATCCATGTATCTTTATACGTATTATTTCCATTTACTAGTGCATTAACAGCTGTATCCATAGTTAAATAATTAGCATAGGTATTTTGCTACAGTAATTAGCGCATTCCGTGCTAATGCAATACCCATAATATATGTTGAATAAACGACATTAACATCATAACCAAAATCTACATCATCTCGTGTAAACGGTTTATTGGGATCAAGATGATAAAATAAAAAAGGACTATCTAAACCTATAAGAGAGCGAGCTGCACTATTATATGTATAACGAGTAGTAGCTGAATTATCTTGTAAGTATTGTTCAGCATAACTTTCTTGATCAGAAAATTTTACATCAACACGTATAACAGTAATAGGTTCACCTACAATACCTGTAAGAATAGAAGTTACTTTTGTTTTATTAACAAAATCTTCTTTAACGGTTATAGTGGGTGTGTATCCAAGTCGATCTACTCGGGCCATCATTGCTTTAATACGTATATGATCTCCTGAAATAAAGATATTCAATATTTCATCATAAATCTCAGTATTAAATTTCATTCGATTATACGGGATTTTTTTAAATGGATTTATCCAGGGTTCTTCTCCGTATAGAGACATATCTAATGAATATGCAGTTGTAACAGTTTCTCCGGTAAAACCAAGCAGTCCCATCAATTCTGCTGCTAATGGTTTTACTATATCATTCCAAACTTGTTCTGCTAAGAATTGAATAGCTCCAGCAATATCTTTAACAGCAGATGTAAAATTACTCCATTGATCTGATAACCAACTCATACTATGTAATTACATTATCAAATATACCTAAAGATACTGTTAATTGGTTATCAGCTACAGGCATATCGACTAAACCACCTTCTGTAATAACATTTTTTTCTAGAAATGCTGGAACACCTATGTCTGTATTAAGTAACTTTCCATCAGTAATTGAGTAAACAATACTCCAAGTATCAAGCATTTGTTTTAATACTTCATTTTCATGCTTACCTTTAAAACCTGCAATCTGAGCTTTATAAAGATTTTGTTGTGCTTGTAATACACCACCAGTAGCGTTAGTTGTTTGAGCTAATTCAGATATCTGTTTTTGATNTNNNAGTGCTCAGTTTCAGCATAAGATTTTGCCGTACCTGCGATAACAGCTGTAGTTGTATCTTGTACTTGCTGATTCTTATAATCTTGTTCGCCATTATTAGCACTAGTTAAAGCGGTAATAGAACCTGTACTTAAATCATTAGTAACCGTATAACCCCATCTTTTAGTTAATTCAGCCTCATCTTTGGCAATTCCACCAAATTTTTCAGCATCTATTTTTCCGGTTTGAGCTGCGCTAAAAGCATCTTTGCGTATTGTATCTGCAATAACTTCAAGCATCTTGACTCATCAGTAGATCAATTTTTTCTTCTAATTCCAGTCTTTGTTGATCAATAATACCAGTTTCTCCAACAGTATCAGTTACAGAAGTAACTACTCCTGTTGTTAGATCTATTGCTATGTCATACCCCCACTGCTTTTCTAACTCAGCTTGGAGTAACACAATTTTTAGATTGTTTTTCAAAAGCAAGAACATCTGCTTTTACACTTGCTTCTTGCTCAGTAAGAAGAAATTGAACTGACTGCTGTAAAACTGCTTGTAATCCGCCTAAATATACATGAGCATAGTCAGTACCTGACAATCTTCCTTGTTGAAATTGATCTTCTATTTTGCGTTCTACAGCTTCAATTAAGAGATCAAATACACCAGTTCCACTAGATAATGCATTACTATTTGTTAAATCTGTAATTGCTATGTCAGCCATAATTTTTCTCTAGTTATAAAATACATGATACTGGTTTAGAGTATTATAACCAACCCATGCAAATTTGTTTAGACCACGATTTGGCATTTCAATCCAGTTAGATGCTTGGTTATATGCACCTTCACCAGCTAGGTTTACTGTCCCTAAAATTCCAGTATTGCTTTGGACCCATCCATCATAACCATTGGTACTATAGTAAATGTTACCTACTCCTCCGTTGGATACAAAGGCAGCAAACAAATTTTCCCCGGGAATATACCTGTAATTAGATATATTTAAACCTTCAAGACCAGTAGGACTACTGCGTTCAGTCCAACTTCCATCTACTCCAGTTGCTGAAGTTGCTGTTTCTCTATTAAAACTGTTAGATAATGCAAATAAATTTGTTCCATCACTAGTAATACCCATGATAGAGGCATTGGTTCCTGAAAACATAGTTTTATCCAGATTTCCTTCCTGTAATCCTGTACCTAATGGCAATCCTGTATTTACAGCAACATCAGTATAATATACACGTTCAACCTCACCCACTAGAAAAAATCGATTAGGTTCACTTACTACACCCTTAAACCAATCTTTTAAAGTTACAATTGATTTAGTTTCTAAATTCCATACTTTACCATCTGCTGATGAATACAATGCTGCAGCACCTGTTGCCCACCACCAAATCCCAGATAACCTGTCGTAGGTAACAAAAGATTGCCCATGAGAAGCTGTAGAATAACCACTACCTAGAGTCCAACCTACTGATGCATCATCTGTCCAATATACTGAATAAGTGTTTAGACCGGGTGATCCATCTATTCCTTGTGAATTATCAATAATAACGTATCGTCCTGTATCTGATACTGCTAGACTAGACAACAGTAAGTGGTCACTTACACTATTGTAGTAACAAGTCATATACTCTTCTGTCCAAGTATCTGTAGATAAGTCATAAACCCCTGTCCCATAATTAGAAAGTGCAGTTTTTTGTCCACCTACAACAACCTTGTTTGCATCTGTTGGATGCAGTGCCATACAAGAAATATAATACCAATTTAAGGTACTAGAGAATGTTGGCGATGTTCCAATATCTACAGATACTTGTTTATTAATTAATGTATCTGCTGTAAATATCTTTGCATTAACAACAAAAATCTCAATTTGAGCTAATTCAGTATAAGATCCTTCAACTCCTGTACTTAGAGTAAACCTGTATCGACCTATTTGATTAACTATATAATCAAATGTAGCTTTACCTTGAGTATCTACTGTTGGAGCTGTATATGTAGGATTTGTAAGTGTACTTATATCATCTGTATATGTACGGATTTTATCTGGCTGCAAAATAACTACATCCAGTGTAGATTGAGCTGGAGGAGCTACATTTGGTGGCAGAATGAATTCAACAGTTACCGTAGAATTTAATAAGTACACTATAAAGCTCCAGGTGTTAGATTACCTGATAAGGCTTCTTTATATATAAGTCCTTGAGTTAGAACACCAGTTTCTGTTGTGTTAATGTTTCTACCTACTACTTGATTTAAACCTAAATCAGCAATCCATACACCAAAAGTACCCCCTGATTGTATTGCTACAGGTGTATAAGGTTGCGGTTGATGTACATGTAATTGATATGTACCAGCTGTTAGGTTTGTGTCTAATCTTGTTTCAAATGCGGGATCATTTGGAAATGCATGACTTGGGTTTGTTACCCAATCGTTAACCGTAGCAATTTTTACTGCACCAGCTGAGTCATACAATGTCCATGCTAAATCAGGTGACATAGGTTGGTTAGGAGAGTTTACACCCATTCCGGCCATACTGACTATAATTGTAATAGTACCTGTAGTACCTACTGTAAATGTCCATACATGTCCTACATTCGTTGTCCCATCCATCCATCCAACAGCACCGTGCTGAGAAACTAGTGTAGAATTAGGTGGAGGGAGAGCAGTTAGGGCTGGTATTGATATTGTGGGTTCAAGATTAATTACCCGGCCAACATAGGCTAAGCCAGAATGTTGAGCAGTAGCTGTACCTGCTGTACCACCAAGCATGCCTATACCGTCTGAAGGTGCAACGTAACAAACTGCATGTTTATTTGGTGTAAATGTATTGGCAAAATATTCTTCAACAAGTATTTGGTAAATACCTAGTCCAAGATTTAATCGCATTACTTCTGTACTGCTAGTGCCTTCACTATCCTCATTTGGAGGTATTAAAGTACCTGATTGATCAAATAGACTTATTAATGCATCAATGTCATTAATGCCAGCGACAATGTCAAAATTACCCGCTTTAGTTACTTCAAAAGCCCAAATAATAGCATCAGCACTATCGTCATTAATACCATCTATACCTCCTTGAACAACATTAAAAGTAGGACACGTATAATTAATTACTTGTGTAGGAAGAACTCTTGTACAAGATTTTGCAGAAGGTATCCCACAAAAAACAGTAATTTCTTGCGTATCAAGAATGGTATAGGAACTGCTTGAACCTGTTACAAGCAGTATTTTATATTTGCCTCTATCTGTTGGTGTATAAGTAAATGTTGCGCTACCTACTACTGTTTTAGTTGGTTCTATCCACCCAGTAGTAGGATTTGCATTATAAGTAACAGTTCCATTTGGAGCAATGACTGCAACATCAAATAATGATTGGGCTACTGTTTTTTCTGTAGTACTAGTAATAGCCCAAGTTATTGTTAATGCTGTATTGACAACATACATACATTATTCATCAATACTTTGCTGTGCTGCTTGTCGATCAGCAATAGTTTTACGTTCTACATCTGTCAGCGGAGAAAGATCTTCAATAGCAAATTCTTTGATAGGAAATCCTTTTTTAATTTCACCACCACTACGAGTTTTTACAGTTTTAAATACTGTGCATTCTTTAGTCTTAATAAAGCGATACAGTATCTCTGGTACATGATAAGCATCCACATTAAATGGGATATACTTTTTAAACGTACCAACATGTGAGTTACCTACACTAAAAATTTGACCATCCCAATCAGCTTTAGCTGGATTCATACAAGTAATTCGTACCCTACGAAGTCTATTAGCCTCTTTCTGTTTAATAACACGTAAAGGCGTAGAACTTGCTTCTTGTATAGCTATCCGTTGTTCTTTAGTAAGTTTAGGTTTCGAAGGAGTTTTTACTTTTTTTACTTTTACTGTGCCTTTAGTTGCATTAGCAATCATATTTTTTAGCTTAGTAACTCCAATACGACCACCAAAGGTAATACCAAGTTCAGTAGCACGGAGTTTAAGCTGTTCCAGTTCAGTAAGAACTTGAGTTTCTTCTGCTGCTTCTTCTAACATTATTTATTTCCTAGTAAAACTAACCCCGGGAATACCCCGGGGTTAGTAGGTTAATATCGTTGACGATTATTGTTCAGCGATAGTTTTGATAAGTCCAATCCATTCAGGACGTAGAGCCATAAAGCCATAGTACCATTTAATAGAGTAGAACCCAGTTTCACCATATGGATCATCACGATTCGCAATTTCCTTGCCAGGCTTCTTGTGAACAATCTTAAATTTCACAGTCTTACCGTCAGTTTGGAAACCGATAGTAGTAAATGAACCAGAACCAACAACCAGCATTGGGAATACATCGTATTTACCAGCAGTTGCACGATAGCCACCGTTAACACCTTCTACAGCACCAACACTAGCCCAATGCATCATTTCAGGAACTACAATGATACGAAATTGATCAACAGATCCGATTTCACCGTTAGCTACATTACCCGCAGCTGCATATTTTTCTACTGGAATAAATCCTGATCCATCCACATCACTACTATCAATCGATTTAAGACGACGAAGAGTAGGGATCATTTCAGAACCAACATACATATAACGAGCACCTGTGATGACTTTGGTATCAACCAAACGAGAACCCGTGATCATCTCAGTACTCTTAGGACAACGGTTATTGTCCAATTCAATACCAAGACGCATCAGATCATCATAAACTAGAGCATCAGGAGCAGTAGTAGTACCCTGCAATTCACTAGGATCAAGAGCATCACCAGTAAAACGTACAACACCGGCTTCTGCTAACAAGTCCATCTGAAGTTGGTCTTCAGTAGTTTCATTAGCACCACGCAGAGCTTCACGAGTGATATGGCTCAACAACTGTGAGTCAGTATCAAAGTCAAGAGACTCTTGAGTGTATTCGTCAAAAAAACCGAACTTAGCAATAGTTGCCTGTATAGTTTTACGTGTAAAACCAACTCGATTCACACGACCACCATGTTCAGTCAAGCTTGGAAGTTTACCAGTGATATACCCGATATCCTTACTTGAACCATACAAGTTACCTTGTCCTTCAACAGGTGTTGGCTCGTCAACAGTATGTGGTGGAGTATGCATTGCCAGCAATTGAGCTTTGTCAGTTGCATAGTTAACATTGGCAGTACCATATGTTGCTACCCAGTAAGCTAGTGCTAGAGCTTCAGCATTAGCTACAGCAGTTGCTGGAGTAGGATCATTACCAACATGATAAGTTACTTTCTTAGTGAAAACGTCAGTAGTAATGATTGTTGCTTCAGTCTGTGCTGCTGCACCTAGAGCATCAATACCTTGATCGTTAATGTTTGCATCATCCAGCAAAGGTAGATAATGATGCTGTTTAATGGTTTTACCCATATTTTTCGGCATAGCACGGACATTAGCCAATTGACCAAAATACCGCTCTTTTGCCAGTTCAATAAGAGCTTGTTTATAAAAATATGCAGGATTGATTTTGAGTACCAGCACCAATTGACGCATTACTGCCGTCATCAAGCGCACCATATTCAGCACCTGTTATACCGATTGTAGCCATTAGAAATTACCTCATTCTAAAATTATTAAAAGTTACCGATAAAGGTCATTCGCTGCGAGTTTTAAAAATTCATCATCTGACATACTTAATGGATTAAAATTGTCAGGGAATTTCTTAGATGCAGTGCTAGAAGTACCTTTGGTGGATGCAGCCTCTTTACGTTTAGTATTGCGTTCAGAATTACTTTCTTCAATACCATCCGACTGCGACTCTTTAGTAGGTTGTGTATCAAACTTACCTTGAGCCTGTAGGGATTCTCCTACACTTCTGTAAGCTTCAATATCAGACATATCTCGCATACGTCCTAACATCCGCTCTTTATCCATTTCGGAAACTATCATATCAAATATGCCCGATTGAACGTGATTATCAATTACGGAAATAATTTTAGGATCATTGAGAATAATTTCTTTACTCTGTGTATCCCATTGATTACTAATGGTATCAATAGTTTTGGGGAAGGATTCATTATCCTTAATGTTATCCAGTATTTGGTCTAACTCAATTTGTGAGTCATTTACCGTATGATTCTTTGGTTCATATTTTACATTTTCTGTATCCATATCCAAAGGATCAAGTTTTGCATCTGCTACAAGCTTAGTAATTGCATCAGAATCATGTTTTGAGATATCAATTAAGTTCCCAATCTTCTGTTCATCAAGAAGGTCATTTTGCTCTAACATTTTAATAAGTTTAAGATTGGGCTTAAGTGCAGCCATCTTCTTATTATAGTTAGCACCCATTTTCATTAGGGTGATTGCATCATCAACATTATCAACTTGAATCTGCCTACCATTGGCTTTAAAAGGAGTAAGAAGCTTTTCATACTCCTGTTTAAAATTTACTTCTTCATTCTGTTTTTCTGTTTTTACATCTTCAGAATTACTTTCAGCTTCAACTGCTTCTTTATTTGTGTCAGCGGAGACAGGAAGTGCTTCGCTTCCTGTCTCCTCTTCAGCTAGTTTTTCTGTCTCCTCGGCTTCCACTGGTAGGGAAGCCTCGTCGGTTGCTGTTACTTCTTCTTTGGCACTAGTTGTTTCTTCACTTTTTGCTTCAGTTACAACCTCTGCTTTCGCTACCTGTTCAGGAGTTAATTTAGCAAAATCTTCATCAGATAATTCTAATGCAGATCCATCAAAGCCTTCGAGAGGATCTTCTTCTCTTTCATCCTCTTCTACACCTTCTACATTTAAGCTATCCATTAGATTGCTTCAGCCATCATATTAGTATGAGTTTCCTCATCTTCTTGCATAGCAGCTTCCATTTGTTGTGCATATGACTCAATAAACCGAAAGTGCATTTGCAACTGTCCAATTCCAATCATAGAATTTTTAAGACCTACTTGACGATCTTCTATCTGCATTGAAGGATCTGATAAAAGTGCAACCAGGCGAGCTGGTTCTTTTTCAAAATAACCTTCTAAGATTACCTTTTGGAAATCTTTATTATTAATTAAACGACGAACTGCGTCACGTAGCTCTATTGCGTCTTTAGCTTGGTCCATTTGGACTTCCAAAGTTTCGATATCAGCCTGGGACATTTATTAACCTCATTAAATGAATTTATAGGGATTATAAGTTAAAATTTTTCAGAGGGGAAGTTTCTCCCCCCTTTTTTGGTGCTAAAGAAGCTTCTACAGCCTTTAAATTAGCATCACTACGAGCTTTATTCTCTTGTTTATCTAATGCACGTTCATGTTGTATGCCTTGAGACTGCTCTAAAAAGTCTAAATCTTGTTTATCAGAGGTACTACCCAATTGACGAGCTTTAGCTTTTTCAGTCTCAGTTTTAGCAGATTTAAGATCAACATCAACAGTATTTTCTTTACCTTTAGCTTGTTCATTAAAAACTTGAGCTTCAAGAAGTGCAATTTCAAGTTCTTTACGTTTTTCTTCAACTGGATCTGGTTTTGGTTGATATTCTTCGATTCGTTTAGCTAAGGCAGGCATATTACGTAAACGTGCAATTTCAGATCTAATCATGCGTACTTCACCAGGATCTGATGTAGCTGCGCCAGTTTGAAGCATAAAAGCAAGTTCTTGAGCTTTTTCATTATCTGCTTCTGCAGTACTAATTGATAAACGTACATCAATTTGTCCAGATAAGTCATCCCGACGTACAGTAACAAATTTTTCATTAGTAATTCTAATGACTTCTTCTTCTTCTAAAAATTCAGAATTCATACTAGTCATTTTTTGACCTAATTGTACGATACCATCTGCTAATCTACGTAAAATACCTAATTCACGTTTACTTGCTGCATCTAATGCACCTCTTACAGCAGTAGCTGTAGAACCAAGAGCTTGACCACTTATTCCTTGGGAAAAGGATTTAACACCTGTTAAAGACTCTGCTTCAAGATTCTGAAGGTTAATTAACTCAATTGCAGAATTTGGTATTTCAGGAAATGTACCCATTTGAAATGCCTGTCTAGGGTCAATATTTGAATTAAATTTATAATCTTCACCATTTTCAAACTTACGGCTATTTGTAACATCTAGTGCATCTTTACGAACACCTTGTTGACCTGCAGCAGAACGACCCATCATATCAATCATTCCCCGAGTAATAGCTCCAACAATGTGTTGGTTATCTTCTAATAAATAACCATCAGGCTTTCCGTAATTTTCTCGTGCTACAGGTAGGTATTGCACTTTAATAAATGGCAATTTTTTATCTGGAAATGGGTTGTGAGCCATCCTAATTTTGGTATCTCCTATCCATGAAGACACAAAAGGTTCTACAATACCGTTCCCATTGATATCATAAAAACCCCAGTATTCAAATACAGTTAGTTTTTGTCTAGGTTTATCTTTAAATTTAAATTCACTGATTTTATCGTCATCATTACTAAAAATATCAGTTTCTTTAAGTTTGATTTTATCTAAATTTTTATATCGACCATCTTTTTGTAGTTTTGAAAGAGAAGCTTCAAATTCATAAATAATAAAGGATGCTTCTTCTATATTCCCTAGGCATGTAGGATCAAGTATAACTTTATCATAAGCACAAACTTCTACAGTTGGATGATTTTTAACTAAGCGATCTACTTTTTCAGTTTTCCATCCTGTATGCACAATATGATATGGTTGACCTGTTTCCATAAATAACTTATGTGCATTACGTACTTCAGCAGGCAATTTATCAAATTCAAGCGGTTTAAACCGCATTAATTTATGATTTTCTTCCTCAATTTGCTGTAACTTTTGTACTTCTTCCTTTGTTTCTGCAGGCAGATAATCAAAAGTAGCTAAACGTTTTGTATAGCTGCCTTTCTCAGATACCCAACCAACTTTAATAATAACTGTACCTTCATCTACTGCAGTTCTAACATATTCATCAATAAAACCAATTTTATCGATTTTATTATTCATTTGGTTATTGAGAACTAATTTATTTTGCTCAGCTTGTGCTTTATCCTCAAAAGTCACTGGCTCTGTATCAAACAGATCTTCAGTTGATAAAAATGGTTCAGATAAAGCAGTATATCGCCATTCTGCTTGCTTACGTATTACTTTAGGCACAACACGAGATCGTGCAATTTTTGGAGTAAACGTTAACTCTCCATTAAAGTTTTTGTGCCATTTTTCAACATCAGAAACGTGTGCATTATGGCTGGTACGTGCTTCTTCATAGTCAGCTTTTAAATTTTCTAAGAGATGGTTCATTTTTCCAGTCAGTAAGCTTTTCTTTTGCTTTCTCACCTAAATCGATACCTAAATCAGTACCATCATTGATATCTATATTTTTTTCGTTGTCAAAATCAGCCATAGTTTAACCTGTACNGTAGAGTCCTGCTGTTGGAACAGCAAATGTTAAATCTACTCCACTAGTGGTGACATCAAATTGATAGTGACATAAAGGAACGGATGTAATATCAGTAATATTAGTACTATCTGGTGTATAAAAAAGGATAGCTTTAACGATTGTTTCATTAAAAGCTCCTCCAGCATTCACAATATTAAAATTATCAGAATCAGCGTATACCTCTAGACTAGACACAGCCCAAGATACATTAGTTAACAGACGACTTGTATCCAAACCATAGTTAGTAAAAGTACACTCGGTATTACCTCCAGCATCGACTGATGTTTTTGTAGTGTGTGCTTCTAAAGTAGCATTGACTTCTANTGTAGTATAGTAGGCTACAAAAAATCCTGCATTAATAGGATTAATACCATCAGAAACACGTTTAGCCAATTCAATAATACGGCCTCTAGCAATAACAAAAGTACGAGCAGCCATTATGTTTTAGTAATCAAAGTTAGTACTGTAGGAGAACCTGAAACAGGTTCAATAAGAGTAATTTCACGATCAACTCCCGGATTGCTTACACTATCAGTATCACTTATAAATCCTGTAGTTTGCATTATATCTCCTGCTGCATTTTTTAATAAAACTTTTACATGACTTTCTGCACCTATTTCTGCAGCAACAGAAGTTGATAAGGGTATAACAACAACATCTTTATTCTTTTGAGAATTTACTAATGTACCGATACGAACAATATTATATTGCCGTTGTATATCAGTAGCAGCTTGTGCACCTTGGGCTTCTACAGCTAAAGCTATATGATGCTCTCTACGATAAACAGGAGTTAGAGTAAGATTTTGTAATTCAATAATCCAAATATAAGCTTTTGCCGCTAAAATATCCGTATCTGGAGAAGCTAATGCTGTCTCAAAATATAAATCATCAGCTGATAATGTAGTTATAGTATTATTAATTACTTCAACTCCACCGATTTTAGACATAACAATAGATCTACAAGTCCAACCAGCTTCTGTAACCAAAGTAGGTGTGCTTTGTCCTACAGGAAATGGGGATACTTGAAAAGTATCTGTAGTATCTCCTTGTTTAATTGTTATGCTTTGTGAACTCATCCAGTTATTACCTTTATAACCCCTCGGGTTGCTATTTGTTTAACATCTAAATGTACTGTTTGAACTAATCTACAGTTTACAACTATATCCTTACGAACTAAATGCTCTTGTATTGTACTATTAAAATTAAAAATATTAGAAACTTCAGATACCATCGGGTTAATAGTAACATCACCCCCACCACCAAATATACCTAATGTACACATTCCTACAGCAGCAACCATATTTATTGCCTGGTTTGGGTAGTGGTACGGTTAGGAGCAACACCAGTCGTACTAGCATTAATATCAATACCTGCACCTGCATCAATACGCCCATCTTCTTGTGTAATTACTGGTCGAACAGGGTCTAACCCTAATCTAGCCCACACCTCATCTACCATAACATCTATTGCTGATAATTTCATAGCTTGTTCGGCGTTAAGGCCAGAACCAGAAGCTACCGTTTGCAGTCCAGCAGAGTTAGTGGAGATAACCTGTACCGTGTTTTGCACGAGTACCCCGCCTTCGACATCGAAAATATTATTATTCGATCCAGTTAGTTTGACTGTGTAAATACCTGCTTCATACTCAACTTTAAATGTATTTATTATCTCAACCTTACGTGCATAGGTCACTCCGGCGACCGTGTATTCGGTATTGTGATCGTGCGTGTCAGGATAGACGATTCCATCCACACCGTCCTCTAGGCCTTTCAGTGCCAGCCGGAATGCATCCGTGTCATGCTCGTACAATGTCCCGCTGATCAGNGTTAGATCAGCTTGNGGGACTGTTATTGTNCGAGTTACCCAATTNATCGACAAAGCCATTAGGCATCACTAGTACGAATGACTGAGAGACTAAAACCGGACGACGAAAACGTAACTGCTGATTCAAAGGTTTTTATTACCGCTGTTGCATTACGAACACGAGCAAACATCTCTCGATCACTGGCATAAACCGCATTGAATGACTCGGTTGTTAATGTCGTTATAGTATCTAGATAACTAATAAACACGTTTGCTAGATTGCTGGCAGTCGGAACACCTGTGCATCCTGAGAAGACACTGCCTGACCAACTTGTATAAGAAACTCGCGCGTAATTCGTTCCGTCAAATACCCTAATAGTTCCTGATGACGGTGTATCTGATGGGATCGTCGTAGTAATTGTCACTGTGTTACCACCTGTATGCGCTCCACTCAAAGCAAACTGATTGTATTTAATGGCATCACCCGTATCTTTTGGCCCAACTATTACATTATCGCCAGATATCAGTTTAGTAATCTCTCCGCTCTGGTTATTTGGTGGTGCAATGGTCGCATTGGTGAGGTCAACTAGTCGATCCGAACTGCTTAAATCCGTAGCTTTGACGCCGAAACCATATGCACCTAATATTGCTGATCCAGTGGAATTTCCGCAAAACGGAGTTGCAATATCACGGGTTGTCACTGTGATATTTACTAAACAGGTCGCTAGTGATGCACCTGTAATAGTTTGGTTATTAGTAGGCGCAACTCCTGTCAATAAT